ACCGCAAACTTGGTATATTTGGATACAGGGCTAAATGGTCAACTATCGGTAGAGATACCGTGGTGTTCGACATATAGTGCTTTGTATAATCCATTGATTATCAAGCGTGCGAAGGATAAAGTAGCATTCCCTACTTTATCGACGTATATGGGGTGCCTCATTATCACAACAAATGATGATGAGGGAGGTTGTTTTGATTTCTATAGATCAGCTGGAACTGATTTTAAGTTATCAATGTTAACCGCTTTTGGTGACATCAAATCTAAAGTTTATACTGTTAGAAGCGAAGTTACATTACGAAGGCGGGAGACGGACGATCAAGAAACCATCCCATCGAAAGGAAAAGGAGCACCAAACGAATATACTCTGGGTATGAAGAGAACAGAGGATTCAGATGAAGTATTCACAGAGAAAGAACTTTGGAAGTTCTTTGATCTGAAGAAAGAATACAAACCTGTTCAATTGGATCGCTCCAAGCGCGAAGGTATCATTATTGGTAGTACTAGTAGTGACACCCCTTCAACCGTCCACCGTGATAGTGTGGACGACCCCTTTAGACTTCAATCGGGTTTTACTGAGAAAGCAGGGAAAACGGCATATGATTTACTTAATCAGATTTATAATACTGTTACCGATGTTCCAAACATCGTTAACGGTAGGATAAATAAGAAAGTAGATAGTGTTGCCGATAACCTCGCTTGCAAGGTAGTGGATTCAGCTTTTGACCACTTTAAAGCACATATTAAAAACGTATTTGAAAATAATGCGGTGATAATTATATGTGTTACAGTGGCCGGAGCCGTCCTCGCTCTTGCATTTATCTCAATGACCATGAAAGGAGTTCCCGCTCGACTCGGGTCTCTACTCGTAGTAGCACTTGCTGGCACAGTATTAGTACGCCATGATATTAAGCTTCAAGAATTACTGAAATTGACAGAAAATCGCCTTCCACGCGATCAATTTGTCATGCAGTCATTCTCGACTCATAATATTAAGGACATTATTACTGGTGCCTTAGTCTTCCTACTATCTTTAGTCGGTGTATGTA